AGCAGAGACACCAATCGAAACTAAAGAAAGCGAGGCTCCTGTGGAAGATTTAGCAACAGCGCCACAAGAAGCAAAGGCAGAGGCTGCTACTCCTACAGTAGAAGCTGCACGCCCAGTAATTACAGCACCATTAATTCAGACACGTGTACGTACACCTATTACTTCAATGGGTTCATACACAGAGCACAAGATTAAAGCTGCATTAGGCAACGATGAATCCAAATTATATGTTGCAGCTGCAGATGATTTTGCTACCAATGGTATTGGATTTAATCCAACACAATATCTAACAGAGTTTGTAACCAATACACGCTTTAGCACTCCTGCGCTAGATGCTTGTAGCTCAGGCACTTTGCCACAAAGTGGTCTTACAATCAATGTACCATCACTTGTCACTTCTGCTGGCGGTGGAACTGGTGTAGCACCAACTGTAACTGTTGAAGCCGAAGGCGGCGCAGTATCAAATACAGATATGGTCAGCCAATACTTAACTGGTACTGTATCTAAGTACAGCGGTATGAACACACTATCCGTTGAGTTGTTAGAGCGTTCAGACCCAAGTTTCTATGCTGAATTAACACAGCAATTAGAAAATGCTTACCTACAAAGACTTGATACCACAGTCCTTGCTGCATTAATTGCCGCAGGTCAGTACTCATCAGGTTGCGATGCAGATTCAGCTGGTATTATTGAGTTTGCTAGCGATGCAGCTCGTAAGGTTTATACAGCTACTGGCTACTTTGCAAGCAACTATATTGCTAACCCATCACAGTGGCAATTACTGCTACAGGCAACAGATAGCACAGGTCGCCCAATTTATTCAGCATCACAACCAATGAATGCAGGTGGAGCAGTAGCACCTACTTCAATCCGTGGAAATGTACTAGGACTTGATCTATACGTAGACAAGAACTTTACAGCTACAACTACTATAGATGATTCTGCTGTAATTCTTGCACCAGAAGCATTTACTGTATATCGCTCACCTCAGGCATTTATGTCTGTTAACGTAGTGTCAAACCTACAAGTACAGGTGGCAATCTACGGATATATGGCAACAATCGCCAAGATGCCTAACGGCATTGTTAAGTTTAACCTTAACTAAAAACACAATCAGTAATCTCTGGGGTTTAGTAGCCCTAGCCCCAGAGAGCTATTAGCAAAGGAGTAGAGAGTGCCAGCTAGTTTTGTTACCAAAGCTGAACTGAGAGCTAATCTTGGAATTGGCTCTCTCTATTCTGATGCCGTAGTGGAAGAAGTCTGCCAAACTAGCGAAGACCTGCTCAAACAGTATTTATGGTATAACGATGCACCAGTAGTGGCCGCTGGATTACAAAACAATGTAGCCACATTAGTATTAGCAAACCCAGGCATATTTGTTAAAGGCCAAAGCGTAGCCATAGAGGGCTGCGGATCAACTTATGGTGGAAATCACGTAATCACTAGCACAATACCTGGCATAACAATTCCAGTCAGTATCAGCACTGCATTCTGGTCATTTTTTAGTAATTATCAATGGCCTAATGGTTACTCATTTATTCAGTTTGCAAAGACACACGCAGACGATCCATTCCATCGCATTATTCCAAGTGGTAAAGCATCTGGACAAGACACTAAAGAAGTCGATTATGCGCAAACCCCCGCTATTCGGGAAGCGGCGATGATTATTGCCGTAGATATCTGGCAAGCACGTCAAGTGAGCCAGACTGGTGGGGTAGGTATGGATGGGATCAGTGCCAGCCCTTATCGGATGGGTTATCAGCTGATTAACAGAGTGCGTGGTCTCATCCAACCTTATTCAGCGCCAGCATCATTGGTAGGCTGATGGCAGCGATAACCACACTGCGGACAACACTAGCAACCGCTTTAACAAACAATGGCGTATGGTCAACCTTTGCATTCCCACCTGCAACTTTATTGGCTAACAGCGTAGTGGTAACTCCTAGTGACCCATATATCGAACCAAACAATAATAGCCAAACAGGTATAGCACCCCTGGCTAATTTTAAGATTTTAGTAACCACACCTGCATTTGACAATCAAGGCAACCTAAAAGGTATAGAAGATTTTATTGTGGCAGTAGTAACTAAACTAGCGGCATCTACCCTGGTTTACAACATATCAAGTGTCTCCGCTCCAGCTATAACCAATGCAGCTAGTGGAGATTTATTAACGTCAGAAATAACTGTATCAATCCTAACGAGCTGGAGTTAAACAATGGCACACACAGAGGACTTAGCCTTCTTAATTAAGACAGGCCAAATTAAAGACGCACCAAAACCAACTGCACAAACTAAGAAAGACGAGGAATAACAATGGCAATATACTTAAATAATAACGTTGGTGTTAAGTTGGCTACTAATGCTGCACCAACCACACCTTCAATCGACATTAGCTCATACGTAACTAATGCCGTAATTAACCAGATCGTAGATGAGTTAGAAGTAACCGCTATGGGCGATACAGCTCATAAGTTTGTTGCTGGCCTACAATCAGGCACATTTACTATCGACTTTATCAATGACTGGGCAGCTGCACAGGTTAATGACACACTTAACGCAGCCTTTGGCAAGACTCTATCAGTATCCGTAATTACTGTTAAAGGCACTGCCGTATCAGCTACAAACCCTACTTACCAATTCTCAATCTTGGTAAATAACTTGACTCCAATCGGGCAAGGCGGCGTGGCTGAAGTTGCAACTAGCAGCCTATCCTTTACAGTAAACTCCGCTATCACAGTGTCACCATCGGTGGCATTTTAACTAAGGAGTAATAATGGCAAAGCTAAAGATAACAAGGGCTAATGGTGAAGTATCAGAGCACAAGATAACACCAGGTGTCGAGTACGCTTTCGAGTTAAAGTACGGCTCAGGAATTAGCAAGGTCTTGCGTGAGCACGAAAGGCAAACAGAAATTTTCTGGCTTGCTTATGAATGCTTACGCAGGGCTGGCGCTCAGATACCTTTGTGGGGCGTTGAGTTTATCGACAGTTTAGACACTGTTGAGGTGTTAGACGAAGAAAAAAAATAACCGAGCGGTCTTCAATCCTTTACAGCATCGCACAGCTGAGCGTAGAGACTGGGATACCGCCTAGAGAGTTTATTGATATGGATAGCGAAATGTATGCCGCAATCATACAGGTGCTAACCGACAGAGCTAAGGAGATCCGAAATGCCAGTCGTGGTAAACGGCGTTAAGCAACTCCAGAAGGCTATGCGAGAAGTAGAGCCACAGCTTAATAAGCAGATGGCTAAAGATATCAAGACAGCGATGCTTATTGTCAGAGATAAAGCACGTGGCTATTTACCCCAACAAGATCAAGTGCTAAGCGGTTGGGGCAAAGGCACATCATCTAGTGAGACTATTAACTATCGGGCATTTCCAGCCTACGACTATTCACTAGCAAAAAATTTAATAAAATACAATGCTGGCACAAACAGGCGCAATCGCAGTGGCTTTGCTGCTGCATTTTATGTAGCCAATATATCTGCACCTGGCGCAATTTTTGAAACCGCTGGGCGTAAAAATCGCAGAGGCGCAGCCAATTCTGAAAGCCTAAACCCTAACGCTGGCATTCAATTTATAGAATCTGCCGAATCAATTAGCCAGATGAAGGGCGAAGGCAAGCAACGAGGTCGCTTAATTTATAGAGCTTGGTTTGAAGAATTTAACAAAGTAATACCAGCTGTAGTAAAAGCCATTAATACAGTTGCTATAGATTTTAAGAATAAAACAGAGTTACGTAAGGCGGCATAGTGGCCAATTTAATTGTAAGCGCAGTCAGCACCTTTGATAACAAAGGATTAAAAAAAGGCCAGAAGGAAATCAGCGCCTTTGATAAAACTATTAAAAAATTGGGTGGCACATTTGCCAGCGTATTTGCTGCTCAAAAATTAACAGCATTTAGCAAAAAGGCCGTTGCCGCTTTTATGGAAGATGAGAAGGCAGCCAAAGCCCTAGAGATACAATTACGTAATACAGGATTTGCGTTTGCAGCACCCGAAGTAGAAAATTACATAGCCAATTTACAGCGCACTACAGGTGTATTAGATGACCAACTACGCCCAGCATTCCAGCAATTATTGACAGTTACTGGCTCTGTATCTAAAAGCCAAGAAGCATTAAATACAGCTCTAAACATTAGCGCTGCTACTGGTAAATCTGTAACCGAGGTTAGCGCTGCATTAACACGTGGATACTCAGGCAACACCACAGGATTAAGCAGGCTAGGCGCAGGCATCAGTAAGGCCACCTTAAAGGCTGGCAAGATGGAAGATATTCTAGCTGAGTTAAATCAAAAATTTGCAGGGCAAGCGGCAGCTAGATTAGATACTTATGCTGGCAAAATGGATTTACTCAAAGTTGCAGCAGCAGATGCAAGTGAAATTATTGGCAAAGGTTTATTAGATTCTTTGGCATTATTAGGCAAAGATAAAAATATTGAAAACGTAAGCAATGCTATGACAGAACTAGCGACAGATATTGCTGATATAACTTTGGGCATAAGTTTGTTAATAAGTAAATTCACAGGTTTGCTAGAATCTTTAGGATTAAAAGACATATCAATAAAAATGTTGTATGGCCCTCTAGCAACAATTTTGAAGCAACTTGGAGAAACAGAAAGAACAAAACCTACATCCAACTTTACTTATGGACTTGGCGCTAGTGCCACTAAAGATATAGAGCGTGTTAAAGAAATTACGAGGTTAAAGACTTCTAACAAACTACGCCAAGACGAAATTAACAAAATGAAGGCTAAGTCTGAGGTAGATAAACTAGAAGAAAAGTTTAACATTGAGCGCATAGCCTTAATGAAGGCGCTAGGCGAGGCTACCGATGATGAGACTAAACTACGCATACAGGCTAAGTTAGCGATCCTAGACAATAACGAGGCTTTGGCTAAGAAATATAATGCTGAATTAGAAGCTAGTAGTGCTAGCAAATTATTAGCCGAAGCATTTAATCAAACTACCACAGCTATAAGAAACTTTGGCCCAGCCTTATTTGATGCTTTGGGTAATATAACTGGCAGGGGTCGCAGTCAATTAGCACCACTAGAAGGTCAATCTTTTAATTACACAGTGCCACAAGGTGTTACAAATCAAAGCGCTATGGGCGCAACAGCAGCACCAATAGTAGTTAATGTGCCTGTGAATGCTGGCACTATTGTTACAAACCAAGAATTGCAAGGGCTTATAACTGACACAGTACGCACAGCCTTAAAGTCTGGCAACAAATTATTACCTGCTGGCGGTATTAGTCAATGACCGTACCAACAATTAATGCAATAATTAACTTTAGCACTGGCCCAGCATTCGCTCAGGCATTTCTAATCGATTCAGGTATATTAGGCACTAACGTATTGGCCGATGCCGCAGCTGTAATTGTTGACGTATCTAATCAAGTTAATTATGTGCAAACATCTTCAGGTCGTAGTCCACTTGTCGATCAATTTCAAACAGGTCAATTAACTTTACGTATTGTAGATCAGAACGGCGATTTTAACCCTACAAACGTTAGCAGTCCTTATTATGGATTACTGACACCAATGAAAAAAGTGCAAATTACTGCTACGTACAACGGCACTACTTATCCTATCTTTTCAGGTTTTATTACATCTTATGTTAATACTCAACCTAAAGATGCTACAGAGGTTGCCTATACAACTATTACAGCTGTAGATGCTATGAGGCTTGCACAAAACGCACAGATCAGCACGGTCACAGGCGCTACGGCTGGCGACTTATCAGGCACACGTATTAACCAGATATTAGATGAAATTGCTTGGCCACCATCAATGCGTTTAATAGATGCAGGTCAAACTACTTTACAGGCTGATCCTGGCACAGCACGCACATCTTTAGGTGCTATGCAAACTGTTGCAGATTCAGAGTATGGCGCTGTATATGTAGATTTTAATGGTGAGTTTGTTTTCAAAGATCGATTAACTGCTACAGCCAGCATTGGTGATACTCCTACAGTTTTTGCAGATGATGGTACTGGCATTACATACGCTAATGCTCAATGGAAATTAAATGACGATTTAATATTTAACTCAGCCCAGATCAGTAGATTAGGTGGGTCACCACAAACAGCCATCAATCAGCCATCTATTGACAAGTATTTTATTCATAGTTATAACCTTCAGGATCTTTTAATGCAAACAGACGCAGTAGCAGAAGACTACGCAAGGGCCTATGTAGCATCTAGAGCTGAGACCACGATCCGATGCGATGCTATCGAGCTAGACCTATACACCCCTAACTACAACACAGGCATAATCGCTGCCTTAAACCTAGATTTCTTTGATCCGATCACAGTAATCACCACCCAACCTGGTGGCTCTAAGCTAGAAAAAACCTTGCAGATATTTGGCGTAGCCAACACCATCACACCTAATAGCTTCAAAGTGGTGTTTACAACGCTAGAACCTGTCATAGATGGGTTTATAATAGGCAACATAGATTATGGTGTCTTAGACCAAAACGTCTTATCTTATTAAGGAGATATAATGTCAACTTTTCCAGGCACAACAGGACAAGTAGTCACATCCGCTATGTGGAATGGACTGCCAGCCTTTGAGGTACAAACCGCTAAAACAGCAGATTACACAGCAGGCAGCGGTGATGAGTACCAGCAGTTAATCCCGATGAATAAATCATCAGCTGCTAACTTCAACATCCCAACCGATGCTACTTATAACTTTCCAATAGGCACAGTTATTACAGTATTAAACATCGCATCGAACGCCGTAACTATTAAAGCCGTTACATCTGGTACTACTACAGTACTAAGTGCTGGCGCTGTTGCAGCCCAACCAACCCTTGCACAATACAAATCAGCAGCAATAATTAAACAATCTGCAAATGTTTGGTATGTAGTTGGGGCTATTGCATAAATGTTAAATATATTATCAGCCACTCTAGCACCTACATTTACACCATTAACAATTGATTATTTAGTTGTTGCTGGTGGTGCCGGTGGCGGAGGAGGTTCAACCTCCTTTGGTGCAGCAGCGGGCGGTGGTGCTGGTGGTTATTTGACAAATGTTGGTGGATCATCATTAACTTTGAATTATGCAACTAATTATTCTTTAACAGTTGGTGCTGGTGGTGCAAATGGTGGATTAGGCACTAAAGGCTCAAATGGTTCAAACAGTATTTTTCATTCTTACACTTCAACAGGCGGTGGTGCTGGTGCAGGTGCAGGAACAGGCGGAACTGCAAATGGCAATAATGGTGGTTCAGGCGGTGGTGCAGCCCTTGCTGGCACTGCTGGCACTGGAACAATTGGTCAAGGCAATGATGGTGGAATTGATTTAGGTGGTGGCGAAGGTGGTGGTGGTGGTGGTGCTGGTGCAGATGGTGGAGATTCAAATTATCCGAGCCCAGCAGGTGTTGGTGGTATTGGTTTAAGCAATTCAATAACTGGCACTGCAACTTATTATGCTGGTGGTGGTGGTGGAACAGTAAACATTCAAGCAGGTGGTGCAGGTGGACTTGGTGGCGGTGGTGCAGGTGGTAACGGTGCAAACCAATTAGGTGGAGGTTTGGCAACAGTTGGTGGTTCTGGTGGTTCTGGTGTCGTTGTTCTCAAGTATCCAGTTTCTGCAACTGCAACATTTAGTGGTGGAGTAAGTCAATCGACAACTACAAGTGGTGCATTTAAGATTTCAACAATTACAGCCGCAGGTGTTTCAGACACAGTAAGTTGGGCATAATGGCACATTACGCATATTTAGATAATGACAATGTAGTAGTAGCGGTAATTGTTGGCAAAGATGAATCTGAATTAATTGATGGGTTAGATACTGAAAGTTATTACGCATTAGGAACTAACTACACAGTTAAGCGCACATCATATAATGGCAACATCCGTAAACAATTTGCAGGTATTGGCTATAGGTATGATGCTGTAGCAGACGTGTTTATAGCACCACAACCATATCTATCTTGGTCATTAGATAAAAACTTTGATTGGCAAGCACCAAAGCCAAAGCCAGATGGTAAGCATTATTGGGATGAAGATACATTAAGTTGGATTGAAATTGAAGCCTAAATTATGCGCAGCTGGCGTGCAGTTAAGAGATCAAGTTGATACGTGGTTTCCAGATAGGTGTACTAAAAGTCCAGAAGGATGGCTGGGCGATAGTCGTCACTCCGCCAGAAAATCGGATCATAATCCAGACGAACACGGGTGGGTCAGAGGTCTTGATCTTAATGCTAGGTTGGAGTCATCCGACAGCCTCGCACCTTATCTGGCTGACCAGATCAGAATCGCAGCCAAACAGGATCCACGCTTATCATACGTCATCTATAACGGAAGAATATGCTCAAAGATATTAAACTGGAAATGGCGTAAGTACAAAGGCATAAACCCACACAAACGACACATACATATCAGCTTTACAAAGTTAGGCGACAAAGATAGTAGGCCGTTCGATATACCACTAATAGGAGGCAAGATATGAAAATAAGCAAGAAGCAGAAGGCGGTACTAAAATCATACGCACGTGGCGTATTGGTTTCATTCTTAACATTCTTAGCCAGTAATGAACTTGGTTTAGATCCTGCTGTAGCTGTAATTTTGGCAGCCTTTGCAGGCCCAGCAATTAGGGCTTTAGATAAATCCGATGTAATCGGTATCAATGACAAATGAGTCCTGGAGAATGGGCTGGCTTTGGCGCTGGCGTTATCGCCGTGCTATCAGGCGGGCTAATAGGATTACGTTTTCTAGTTAAGGGCTGGTTAAACGAATTGAGGCCCAACGGAGGCTCCAGTATGAAAGATCAATTAACAAGGCTAGAACAGCGTGTTGATGATCTATTTATTCTAATTAGTAAGCGATAATTTTATTATGGCTACTGTTCGCAAGCGCAAGAAAATCAATAGGCGCAAGGTGCGTAAAACCCCTGACCCCTTAAACAAGCTAGAGGTTTTCTATATTGCTAAACACGAGATGTTTAAAGCGGCACGTAAAGCTGGATTTAGTGAGTCCGTTGCCCTGTATTTAATGGATAGCCCAGAGTCAATGCCCGACTGGATCGTGGGCGACAAAGGTATTATCCCAGTTATCCCTACTCCAGATGAGGATGAAGATTAAGCGTTGGCTAGTAATCTCAGACCTGCAAGTCCCATACCAACTGGACTCTGCGATAAAGAACGTAATCAAGTTAGCAAGGCGGGAGAAATTTGATTCTGTATTGGTGGTCGGCGATGAGATTGACTTTCAATCAATTAGCAAATGGAGCGAAGGGACACCTCTGGCTTATAGCGAGGATCTACACGCTGATCGTGAGCTATGCAAGCAAATACTCTGGGATATCGGTGAGTACAGTCCAGAAATGCACATTATCCGTTCTAATCATACTGATCGCTTATATAACACTTTATTAAAAGTTCCAGGGCTCATAAATTTACCTGAGCTACAGTATCCAGCCTTTATGGGTTTTGCCGATATGGGTATGACCTACCATCGTAAGGCGTATGAGTTCTACCCCGACTGGGTGCTCTGCCACGGCGATGAGGGCAATATGAGCCAACACGCAGGTATTACGGCGCTGAACCTAGCCAAAAAGTTTGGCAAGTCCGTATTGGCGGGCCATTCGCACAGGCTGGGCATAAGTGCCTATTCAGAGGGCGTAAACGGCTATTACAGGGCCTTATATGGCGTAGAGGTAGGAAACCTTATGGATCGCAAGAAAGCGGGCTATATTCGCTATAACAGCGCAAATTGGCAGAATGGGTTTGCTATACTTGAGGCCGAGGGTAAGACGCTAACACCCACGTTAGTGCCTATCGATCCAAAGGACGGCTCATTTACAGCACTCGGCAGGTACTACCGCTAAATCGTTACCTAATCGTTATACAAAAAAGCCTTAAAACAATCCACAAAGTCGTACACAGGTGCAATACTAGGCCTGTGCCACGAAGTGCAGTAGTGGTACAGACGGGCTACAAATGAAAATACAGATAGATCTCAAGGCGGCTGACTTTGAACAGCTGTGGATCAATTCAATGGAATGGATGAATCAAGACTGGGAAAAACAGGCAGACCGCTTTGATCCAAAACCATTTTACAGCTGGAAATACGCATACTGGTTTAACAACTACGCAGCATTAAAAATGGCCCAGGGTTTCATAAATGCTGTGGGATCTAATTACGCTATACACAGCGATGAAGCCACAGGCGATTGGGTAATGCTAACTAACTATGCTAGTCCTTGCCATCTACGTAAGGTCTCGGTGACCGCATGACACTTGAAATGGCAGTGTATTTATTTATAGGGCTGAGTATGGCGTATTGGCTGGTGCTAATGCGTATAGATGATATGAAGCAAACGCACTACTGGCGTGGCCGTAAGGATGGGTTCGATATGCACCGACGTATGATTCAAAACAAGGTTAAAACCGATGAGGTATTTGACTATGACAAAAACTGAACAGTTGTTTTCAAAT